CTATTTCAATGACAGCGGCACGCCCCAGACCGGGTCTTCCATGCCCTGCTTGCGCAGCGGCGTGATCTGCAGGGGCTGGAGCCTGGACAGCAGTTGCCGGTGCTTGTCGCTCAGGGCCCGCTGGGCGATCAGGGACTGGCTGAAGTCCATCGGCGCCGGCCAGGTGTAGACGGTCAGGTTTTCCAATGGGCATTCGATCTTCTTCGGATCGATCGCCCGGCACTTCGACTGCTGGTACTTGTAGCCGGGGGTCTTCAGGTGCATGCGCGGGGCCAACAGCAATTGCCCGCCCTGCACGGTGAAGCTGGCCAGCGCCTTGTCGACCGGCAGGCGCGCCTGGACCTTGATCGAGGGCACGTCGCGGGAATCGGTCTGCTGGTAATAGCCGGCCTGGGAGCCCTGGGTCGTCTGCGTGTATTGCTGCTCGCCCCAGCTCACGCAGGCGCCCGAGGCCACATGCACGGCGGTGCAGACCTTCTCGGTCTTGATCTCGCTGCCATAGGTGGCATCTTTCCAGACTTCTTCCCGGTAGTACTCGCGATACAGCTCGGGGGACAGGTACGCGGTGCCGTTGGCGCCATGGCCCGAACCGGGCGGACCGCTGCGGGCGCCGACCTGGTCGAGCAAGCCATGGATCTGGTAGTCGTCGCCGCCGGTCAGCAGGTACTTGCCGGGCGGCAGGATATGCACCTCGAAGGCCTTGAACAGATAGGTCTCGTCGGGCTTCCGCTGCAGCGCGTTGGTCTGGAACTTGCGGCCGAAGGTCACCTTCGGGTCCTTCTCGTACTCCCAGATCGCCGTTGGCGTCCACTGGGTCATGGTCAGGGCATCGCTCAGGGACTTGTGCGGCATCACGTCGGCCACCAGTACCACGGCCATGTTCCCCTTCAGCGCCTGGTCCACCAGGTCCAGCATCTGCGCGTTGCGCGGATCGTCCATGCTGCCATAGGCGCCCGAATCGAGTTCCGACACGCAACCGGAAAGGCAAAGCAGCAAGGCGGCGGAAAGGGCAAAACGCGGGCGGGGCAGTCTCATGCATCGATCCTTGATAGAGGCTGGTGCGGGTCGTCGAACGGCCCATCTTACTGGCCCATGCCAGGATCGCAATATTTCAAATGGACTAGAACCCGCAAAGACGCGCCAACAGGGCCAGGAGCTGCCACAGCCCGCCGGCCCTCGTTGGTTCTACGCCTACGCAGACCTCCAGGCGTTGGGATCGGCGTTGTCTGGCAGGCCAGGCTCGGGAAACGTGCACATCCGGAAGAGTGGTAATCCCGCGCGCATTGAGGCCACGCCAGTCTCTTCGGAGAGTATCCAGATGTACCAGGTGTAAGCACTATATTACGGAGGTTTTGTCAGTGACTGAAAAACGGTCGCAGCCTACCCTTACCGCTGCAGTTTTTAATGGGCCGAGCAAGCTAGACCTCCTGCCCGTCCGGTAGATGCGATTCAGCAATCGCTCCGCTTGATTTCTAGTCAGTGGGCAGCTAAATCCATGCTCTGACCCGATAATACCCGGTAGCGAATCGAGTCGTGGCACTATTGTCGATTCCTCCGAAATATCCCGTGCCCCATACTGCCGCTCCAGTTCCAAGCCGAATATTCAAGCTACCCACTTCAACCTGAGCCCCACTGCCTTTATGCCCTCCATCATTGAAATAACTGGGCATGACAATGTTCCATGTTGATGGACTCGATGACCTTGCAAACTCAACGACCACCCGACGCGGCGACCTCTGGAGTCCATGACTCAGGGTATACAAACTATTTGAAGAAACAGAAAACCAGTCTGACTCAAAATCCGGGACTCCTCCCAGATACACTTCAAACTGATAAGCTCCCGACGTCGTAGAAGACGTCTCCCTGAATAGATTACCCAGTATTCTTCGACCTCCCAAAACGACTTGACTAGTATAACCGGAGGCGGCTGGCGCACTATACACAGGAACACGCTCCGTCCAGCCGGAGGAGCCTGCTACGGCTTTCGCCAGCAGGATTGTTCTGTAATAACAAAAATGAGTCGTTCTGTTCGTGTACAAAAGAACTACATGTGGTGTACCTCCCTCAGAGTAAATATAGGAGAGAGAAGGGGCTACGAGAATATCGGTAGAGTCACCATTTTGTGCAGTCACATTACCCTGATCAGTCCATGTGCCGCCGTCGTCCAGACTTATAAACTGACGTAACGCTCCTCCGGCACCAGATCCTACTCTGGCTACAGCCAGAATTACGCCATCTCCCACAGGAAGGTAAGAAGTCTCATTGTATGGTGTGTTCCCGCTGTAGACCGTGCTTCCTTCGCCCCAAGTTTCTCCGCCATCAGAAGACTCTAGCCATTTCAGTTCATAATTGACTCCCGTCGCCGCGTAAAGAGGAATCACATAGCGTGCCCCTACTTGAAAACTTTTTCCATGAGCAAAATTATAATCCGCCCCACCTCTAGCCAATGTGAATTTATGTACCCATGTCACACCTGAATCATCAGATACATAGACCTTCACCTCTCCTGTTTCATAAACCGTCGAGGCCGCGACGATCCTTCCGCTAGGCATCGTCCCACCAGCTACATCTCGAAAATCCTGTCCTCCCGCCTGGGCAACTATGGTAGGCGCACTCCAAATACCACCCTCCAGTTTACTGAAAACAACACGCCCATCACTACCACCTACATGCTCTGTTGCCCGCCTATATATTAGGTACAAACTTCCATCTGACAATATATCCATTTGGCCAAAATGATCATAATATGATTCATACAGAGCCTTTCCCACTAGCCGATGCGGAATATCAAAATAAGTATTCATCCTTCACTCCTTCGGTCAAATTAGGCCAACACACTTGCCCCACTCAACAGCTCTACCCTACAAACCTTGACTACCCGGCCAACTATAAAATTCTTCAAAAATAAATATTGAAAAAAATTTCTGATGAAAAACTCATGAATGAATACAGGTGCCGGACCGACGGCAGACTTATAATCATCTCGGCATCCCACCAGCCCCGGCTCTTGCACGCATTCACACTAGCACGCTCATCCCGCCCCTCCTCCACCTCCATACCTGATAAAATCCCTCGCCCTACTCCGCTCTCCCTGCCGAAGTCCCGATGCGCCCAGAACCGACCAACGCCCCCGCCGCCCTCTCACGCCGCTTCTCCGTTGCGCCAATGATGGATCGGTCAAACTATAAAAAATTACCTAATAAAATCATATAGATACGAAATAAACTCAATTTGCTGTAGCAAATCCGTAGCAAAGTCATCCTAGCCGCGGATCTCCTATAGGCCCTTTCACTAGCACCAGCGGCTAGCGGGGCGGATAGGTCAATACCGCCAACGCCAGTTGCAGATCACTGTAGCGCGCAAGCTCGGCGCGCTGGCGCAAGGTGTCCAGCACCGCTTGCAGCATCGCACCGCGGATCGCGCCGTTGCTAGCGATGAAAGCGGCCGCATCGTCATGCGCCAGCTTGAGCTTCCGGTCGTAGCTGCTGATTTCCTTGGATACGTCTCCAGAGAGTTCTGTACCTTCTCTTGGGTCGCTGGTGCCGATGGTCGTTGTCGCCAGCAATATCGAACTGTAGAAACTGCTGGCAATAACGGGGTGGTCCTGCCTATCCCGCGTTAGGTCAATCCCGGCGTGGACGGGCAGGCATACCAGTAGTTTGACCAGCAGCAAGAGCTTGGATGACATGAAAAGCCCCGATTGAATGCCATCCTTTCGTTGCCATCTTTGGCCAGGCATAGTGATATCGCAGCTTTCCGCCCTAGCGCTTGCTGCCGCCATCACTGCATCTCACTACGCGCCAATAGTCCGGTAGCAAAGGAGCTCAGTTCCAGCCTGGGTTCAGGAGTGTCGGCTTGATATTTCCTCCAGGCGCGCTCCAGTTGCACGCCGTAGATTGCTCCTTCTGAGGCTACAAATGCTGCCGCGTCCTCGCGGGCATAGGCATAGCTGTTGTGCCCGAAATGATCGCTTGTGTGGCCGGTTGCTGAAGTGCCCATTACAGTGAGAATGACGGTGCCACGGGCAAGCTCCTCCAATCCGTCCGAGACCTCGGCGGCGACGCATATCTGACAGGAAAATACGATGTGGAAGAGCCAGATGCGGCCCCGACGTTTTTTCGTTTCCATAACTTGAACATCCTCTGTTCGTCATCGGCTATACACCGCTTATCCATTACCAGACGGCCAAGCCGGGGGCAGGGTCTTGGGCTGACGTAGCGTTTTTCAATACCATCACTTCGGCCGGCCTGCGCGCCATCATTCATCTGCTTTTGAGAACTTGTCCCGTCGAAAAAAAAGGTCAACCCCGAGGATGCCAAGGCAAATCCCCAAGATGTCAAGACCAAAGCCTGCCAACTTGACCGAGGAGAAGCGAAGAATAAGCACCCAAGCCGCAACAAACACAGCGATTCCAAGCCACTTCCGGACCTCCCTGTTGCGCACTAGGTGACCGACCGCAACAATGACTACAGTCCAGATGGCGAACTGGATGACATCATTCATGCAGGTTCTCCAGCACTCTGGACGATCTCCGACTTGACAGAATGCTGGGGCCCGATCCCGCCGGACACCTCCCCTTCAACGCTGATAATGACGTCTCCAGCGTGGTAGGTCGGCAAGGCCTGCTGAGTAGCCCAACGAACTGCGAGGCCGCTGCCAACCCCAACAAAAGTGTTGATGCGTTTACCGGCGACACCCGCAAGCATACCGACCATACCAGCAACGGTGACACGCTGCTGGTTCAGAGAGTCAGCCTGAGCTCGGGTCAGGGGCAGCGAGACAAAAACCCTCAGTATGCAAGGTCGGTCCTTTGCCTGCATCCGGTCGAAAACCTCAACCGCAAGATCAGCAGTCGCGTGACTGGCTTTCACTGACGGACAGTACTTCATGTGAAGCAGCCGGCTGCGCTCCGCCCATGCGAGGCGAATGATCGCCAAGCTGAAGTTGATGCCGTGCTGGCTGTGAATATGCGTCCGTTCGATATCCATGGCGTTCCTTCCGTGCTTCGAGCGCGCAGTTTCGGTAGCCAACAACACCGCAACCACTAGCAAAACAGCTAGCTCTCAACATCCACGCCCAGACGGAGTTAGACTCAGCGCTCCGCCTCATAGGCAGCAACGCCCGTCCCTATGGCACGCCACTCATTCTGCGGCATGCGCGCGTCGCAGATGAATACCTCGACTTCGCCGCTTTCCTTCGGCTCCGCCGGCCGGATCGCTGCATGCCGGAGAATCGTCTGCATGTCTGGGACGTAGCTGCTCTCCGAGCCGTGGAATGACCAGATGCCAAACTTCCCTGCTCCACCAACCTGGTGGTCGAGTTTCACCGACCAGCCCTTGAATCGAATGACCAGCATCGCCCTGCTCCGTAGGAAAAGGCTGTAGTCTACTCCTAATTCTGACAGGCCCTGTTGGCAGCCAGCAGTTGGGCTTCATACCCGATCCGCTGCCGCCGCTCGGCCAGCAGCGCGCGGACCTTGGTCTGTAGGTCGTCGCTCTTCTTCAGCCCAGCCGCTGCCCAGGCCGGCACCTCGACCGCGGGCGCTCGGCACGGCACCGCCACCGGAACTTCTACGCGCACCGTGCGCGGCTCGGCTTCCTGCCGGCCGGCGCATCCCACCAGCGCGACAATCATCAGCATCAGCACCACCCTCATAGACCCAGCTCCTGATCGATGACCGCCTCGGCGGCCGCACACTGCTCACCGGCGGTTCGCTGACTCAGCAGGCGTTGGGCTCCGGCATACTGCTCCGCGGCCTGCTGCCGCCCCCGCTCCACAGCCTGCGCGGCATCCCGGGCGCGCTGCTCGCCGGCCATGCGCAGCGCGGCAACCTGCCGAACCTGCTCTGCCACTGCGGACTCCAACTCTCCCCGGGAGGCACGGCAGGCAGCCAGATCCGCGCTCGCGGCATCCAACTGCGGCCGGTAGTGTCGCGCGCCGAGCCAGACACCGCCGGCGGTGCCGAGGCCGACCAGCACCAGGCAGGCCAGCGCGACCGATAAAGCGCGGGCGGAGATCACGACAGCACCCTCTTCGCCCGCTCCCACAGCGCCAGGCGCTCCGCCTGGCCGTTGAGCCCGCCGTTGATGCGCCGAGTGATGGCGGCGAACTCGCCGCGGTCGGCCAGGTCGTTCAAGCCGTGACTGGCCCACCACCAGGCCGCCGAGATCGCCGCCCACTCCGGCTGCTCGAGCAGTTCGGGTTCCTGCTCCAGCGGCTGGCCCAGCCCGGTGCCGGCGGCGCGGTAGTTCGACCGGCCGGTGATCTGTAGCAGCCCGCGCCCGCGGTACCGCCAGCCGTCGCCCGATGCCTCGTCGCCATTGCCGTTGCGCGAGGCGTAGGCGTTGTTGGCGATGGCTCGGGGGTTGCGCGCCAGGCGCTGCGCCAGGGCGTTGGGCTGGCCGTCGGCGCCGAGGTACCGGCTCGGCCAGGTCGCAGCCAGGCCACGGGCACTGTAGTTGAGGTTCTCCACCAAGCGGGTCAACTGGCCGCTTTCGTGGCCAACTTGGGCGAGGAACGCCGCCGCGCGCACAGGCGACGTGATACCGAAGCGCGTCATCCCGCGGTTCAGCGCACCAACAAAAACGCCGGCTCGAGGGCCGGCGTTCGGGAGGATATGCAGCAGTTGCTGCTCAGTGATGGGCATCTGTGGTTTCTCCAGGAACAAAAAGGCACGCTCTTGGCGTGCCGGGGCATCAGCTACAGCGTACGCCACATCTGATCGTGAGGAATGACTTCGCCTTGGGTACAATGGCGTAACGGGAGCGTTCCATTCCCCTAGGAATTCGGCTTTATAAAAGGAGCTTCAGAATTATACGCTCGGTATTCGCTGTTCTTTCCTCAATTGCTTTAATTATCTATGCCGCCTCCATGAGGATCGTAAATTTTTTCACAGATTCTCACGCAGAGCATATTGAAGATTATCGCGAGGAATTTGAAGAATACGCTTTGACCCAAGAGAGATTTTTGGGATGCAGATTTACGCGCGGGGACGACGGGAAATACCTGAATGATGTTCTTCAAAAGGCGTGGGTCAATTTCCACGAAGAAAAATTTCAGAGGGATAATGCTTGGTGAAAAAGGCCCGAAATAATCGGGCCTTTTATTTTTAAGCGAAGAGTCTCATGAAGAAAAGCTTGATTCTCTTAAGAACCCCCATATCCTCAACCTTCGTCTCTGTGACCTCGACGATGCCCTTCATTGAAGTATCGATGTCGAACTTGACGAACTTGAATGGTATGTGAGCGCTACGCGCATCTTCATTTTCAATCTCAGTCCATGCTGCCAAATCGTCAGATCCATAGAATTTAATGGCTTTATCCTCGGAAGCTGAAGACCTTACTGATACAAGGGAGTCCTTATCTACCTCAGATACGATCCAGCCGTCACAGATAACTGTCATTGCAGTTCCGTCGTCACCGTCAAAGGCGGAGTCTATGTTGTTAGGATTCACCTTCTTGCGGCTGTCATAGGTGTGATTGCACTCGTTTGCCACAGGTGCACGCAGCGTGTTCTGGCGTAACAGCATCGCCATTCTCAGGGCGACCATCTTCTTGGGGCCAGGCACAGGCATATCGATTCTGACCCGACCCGTCAGCACAGGCTTGTCAAAGATGATGTCCATGTTCTTGGAAAGCACATCGGGCGACGCTGCTACCTGAACCATTTTCCCGTCGACCTCAGCCAGCACCGTGAACTTGGCCGGAGCCTGCTCGACCTCGCTCACATCAAAGGACAACCCCCTGATCAGTTCAGGCTGTGGAGTGGCGATGTCGAACCATGCCGGGAACTGCCCGACAGACCAGTATGAGCTACCATACTTCGCACGCACACTATCAGGACCATGCCTAACTGGATCTATGGAGGAGGATGCGCTAAAGGAATCCTTGTTCGTTTCGTAGGCCTGGAAGCGCATAGCGTAGTCGAGAAAGAGCGGATCACTCGACTTATCATACAGCCAAAGAAGCTGCGAAACGTGAAGTGGGTTGTAGTCGCCCAGAGGTGCTATCGGTCTTTTCTGCGAAGGCATGAGCAGACTATAATAGCTGCTGAAGCCAGCATCGAATTTGGGAATATCCCGCTTAACCGCAGCCACGCCACGGTCGAACAGATCCTTCCACTTCTGCTCATGGGTAATCTCATAGAAATCTAAGATTCCCGACAGTCCAGTGATGTGACCATTAAGGACTTTGTATGATCGACCCTTTGGGTCAGCCATCTCTTCAATCCATGTTACTTGGTCGTCAACAGTAACTACCCCGCCATCCTTGATATCCACGTCATACGCATGGAGTGCCTTTCTTGCAATCTCACGAAGTTCGGGGTCGTCAGTGATTGATTCCGCTCGTAACAAAACGCCAGCAATACGAGACTGCCCGATACCCGAGATCCAGCCTGGATCTAGATCGAAGTTCTGATCTCTGAATGGCAATGGCCAAGATGCGATATCTCCATCAACCTTAGCGGTATTTGCCAGCCATTTTGCTTGATGAAGAAAATTCTCTTTCAAGGCATCGTCTTTGCACTCGCTGTTTAGCCAGTCCCGATACAGAGCCAGCGCATAATTCGAATCGAAAAATGGATTAGCCCACTTACCTAGACCGCCATGATGTGCGCCATAGTCAAACTGAAGAACCCCTTCTTCATTTAGGCTAAATCCAGGAGACTTTGAATAATTTTCTGCCGTGTCGTTTATGGTTCTCGGAGCCGGCCTAATATCAGGACACCCCGCAATGGCGGAGTGCGACGCCAGCATAGAAATTATAGAAAGTGATATAGAGAGTGCTCGCATTGTAAAATCATTCCATTGCATTCGTCATGTGAGCTTATCGTCATGTAGAATCGGATAAGGCCTAATGAAGGCGCGGGATGGTAGCAGCTAGGCTCTCAATGGCGCCACCACTGCGCCACCATTGAGCCTCCATAGCGCCACCATGGGGGACTCCAATCCGATCAGACGAGAATCTCTATCTCCCTGACTCCCACCCGCCACCCTACGTCCACCTGCGCTCCAGACGTGAACGAAGAGGTTGCAGCGACCAGCCCAAGGCAGATACGCAAGTTCGGGCGATACGCGCCGATGAACCACAAGCACGGCCATGCCCCCATTCAAAATGGGTAGCCTACACGCCGCCAGCGTCCGGCCGCGGATACCTAGCCTTGATCTCCTCGACCTTGGCTTTCACCTCGGCAGATCAACAGGCCCGTCGAAATCACCCGGAACGGAAACCGGCTCGGGGTATCTGGCAGCATGGGTCGCATCTGCCGGATATCTGTAAATGATCCACACCGAAATCGTGTCGCCTCGCCGCCGAACCTGGTAGACGGGATATGGATCGGCGAAGTCATCCATCGTGAGCTCGGCGCCGTCTTCGATGTCTGGGAACGCATAGTCACGATCCTCGACGGTAAGCACGCCGCCGGAAACCGACACAGTGGTGTAGTCGCCAAATTCCGCGGGCCCGTACTGCGGCGAAAGAACCAGCAAGAAGTTCATCAGAACCACCTCCCAATGGCCGTTGCAGAAATAGCGGTAGAGGTCCCTGCAGGCCGCGCCGCAATATCGAAACCTCGCAACGTTGCAGATGTAGTGCTGGGGAGGGTTGCGACACTTCCCCAACTCGCGGCTGAACCCCACCGAAACAAACCCACGGACACCGCCGGCACACCCGAAAATGCCACCGGGAATGACCACGTCCTAGCACCTTGGAAGAGAGAGCCGTAGGCAGAGTCGATGGCCTGGTCGTTGACATTGATACTCATCGTGCATATCTGCGTCCCATCCGCAAACCGCACATACTCCCCGTTCGCGTTACTCCCGCGATCAATCACCGCACCGGTCGGTACGCCGCTCGACTGCGAAACGGCGCCCAGAATGCTGTCTCGAGAGTACAGCGCGCCCGAACTACCGAGCGCCTCCCGTACCGCCGCACTGCCGAGGCCGAGATCCCCCCGCGCTGCCGCCGCATTTGCAGAAAGCGCCCAGGGCTTGATCCCCGCCAGGGTTGCCCCCCACTGGTTGGCGATCAGGTTGAATCGATCCGACAGGTCCTTGTCGTAGCCCAGGATCGGCGCCACCGCATAGGCCTGGCCGCTGGCCGTGCTGCCCTGGTAGTTGGGCTTGATCGAGATGACCGTCGAACTGGCGACGTTTGTGACCTCGTACCAACGTCCATCGGGTCCGCGAAATGCGTCGCCGACTCGGGCATTGGACGAGAACTGTGTGCCGGTACCGGTAACGGTCGGGCTATTTGCGGTCACCGCCACGGTTCCGGTTGAGTACCACGCCATAGAGTTCTCCTGCTATGCAATGGCCAGAAGAGGCCATGGGAAAGGTGTTCGTATTGCGTCTTGCCCAGGTCCGCCGACTTGAACAGTTGCTACGACTGTGTTTCGGGCCGAAGTAACAAACCCAATGGAGCACTCTCCAGTATCACCTTGGGGCGGTTGCGCCTGTACATTGAAATGACTAACCAGAAAATACCCATCAGTCCCATGCGGCCACGGTGCAGACCATGAATGCAGGGTGTAATACCCCAGATAGTTACCATTCGTGCCGTAATAATTCAGCATCTGGGTACCACTTATGAACCGAACAAGATCCCTGTTACTGTCAAATACCACTCTCGACTGATTGTCGAATATCTGCATCCCCCATCCGCCAGTTTTCGGCATGAACACCGCGCATGCCTTCCACTTCCCTCCCAGTACGACGCCGCTTGTATCTTGAAATACCTTCACGTAGAAGCTGAAACCCGTCCAGTTCCCAGCCGAACCAGCATGCTGGAACATCGTTATGTGATGCGAACCATTAGGGCAAAAGAAAACAAACGGTGGGAGCGGGCTCTGCACCGGAGATGGGTACGAGACGTTGATGATCTGGGCATTAGTGGCTGGATAGGTTCCAGACGCAACCAGATGCAGACAAGGGTGGTCCTGATCGATTATCACCTGACCGGCATTCCCAACAAATTTCGCACCGAAACTCATGAGAACATCACCGCATATAGAGTGTAATTCGCTGTTACATCACCGGACCAACCAAACGTAATAGTCGAGCCGCTAATGGTATGCCTGGGAATCCAAGATCTAGAATCCGGCGTATTGCAGACGACAAACATGACACCTTTAGAACCGTCGAACCCAGGGACCGTAACTGAAAGTCCCTGAGGAATGTTCCCCAAGTCCCGACGATAGACCATCCTCAATGAGTAATTGTTGCTGTCAAAGAGTATTGAGCCGCCGGCCGAACGCGTTCTCATTCCGTAACTCATACATCAAGATTCCCGATCTGGACTCGAAGCACCAAGTTTCCGTCATACACTTTTATTGCCTCTGCCGTCTGACGCATAAACCCTCCCGACGTTGCGCTGTTCATTGTGAACGCGCCGCCCTTATCCAACTTCCACAGCGGCTCGCCGTTGGCACCGAGGGCGGTCGACTGAATCACGTTGCCGATCTTCGCGTTGGTGATCGAGCCCTCCTGGATCATCGCGTTGTTGATGAACATCTGGCCGCCGACGATCGAGACAGGCGCCACGGTCTGCCCGCTGGAACTGTTGAACCAGAGGAACCGATCAGCCTGGAACGCCATGGTCGTCACGCTCGTACCGCTGTCGAAGCCCAGTTGCCAGCCAGCGGCGTACTTCTGGCCATTGGCATGCGCCTGGAGCTTCACGCTGTAGAGCGCCTTGACGTTTCCATCCAGCGAGGTAACCGCTTGAGATGTGGTCTGGATGTTCGCCTCGTTGGTATCGGTGCGCGCACTGACGGTATCCATCCGCTGCCCCAGGGCGCTGTCCGCGTTGGCGCGGACGGTCTGTTCGGTGCTGATGGCCGAGGCGTTGCTCGCAACCTGGCCGGATAGCTGATCCAGGCGTTGGACGGTTACGGCATTGTTCGACGCAACGACCGACTCGACGGTTGCGATCCTGCCCTCCGCCGTCACAGTCCGCGCTTCAAGCAAGCTCGTCCGCTTCGCCTGCGCTTCGTCCTCGTTCGCCCGCACGGTGACTTCGGTGGCGGCTCGAGCAATGGTGTCCCAGCCCTTCAGCGCATCGGCCTTCTCTCCGGTCGCCGGCTCCCGGCGGGCGGCAGCCTGCAGAACATCCAGGCTCGAAGCCGCCGCTTCGACCTTACCGTCGAGCTCGGTGATATCCGCGGTGTTGGTGGCCACCTGCTGGGCCAGGCCGTTGGCCGTCTCGATCGACTGTCCGATGTCGGCCCAGTAGGACGCGTTCGGCGGCGAGGCGTTGAGCGGCACCGCCTGCTTTGCCTGATACAGCCGGTTGCCGACCCGCACGATATCGTTCTTCGCGTAGGTCTTCGTCGGGTCGTAGGCCAGCACATCGGACAGATTATCGATCTGGCCCTGCAGGCCACTGATATCGACCTGCATCTGATCGATGTCGGCGAAGAACTGCTCGCCCAGCGCGGACTCGACGTACTCCTTGGTGATCAGTTCGTTGTACTCGCTCGCATCCGTCGAGCTGATACCGTCGACCCAGGCCGACCAGGGGCCGACGTTGCCTGTCCGGTCGATCAGCCGCCCGCGGAAGGCCAGGCGAGCGCCGGCCGCCAGCGAGGTCAGCGTGTGGGTGTCGGTCGGGTACGCGAACAAGCCCAGGGCAGTTGCGTTCTGTTCGCTGCCGCCCGGGGTAACCGACTGTTGGATCTCGGTGTAGGCGGTGTCCGCCGCGCCACTGGCCGGGAATCCCCACTCCAGGCCGATCTTCCACGGTCCGCTGGTGGTACGCAGGAACGCCAGCGCCGGCGGCGCGCCGGTCTTACCGCTGAGTTGGGTCAGGATCGAACTCTTCCAGACCGACGTGATGTCGAAGGCCGACACCGCGCGCACCCGCGCCAGATAGCCACCTGCGTAGATGCCAGTCACATCGACGCTGGTGGTGCCGGTACGCGGCAGGCGGATCCAGTTGCCGCTGTCCTTCTTCCACTCCACGTCGTAGGCCACCGCCCCTTCTACTGCAGGCCAGGCGATGGTCATCGTGCTGACCGCCAACCCCTGATCGAACTGGTAGTGCGAGGTCAGCGTGACGCTCGCCGGCGGCGCCACGGTGGTGATCGGGATAATGCTGATCGGCCGGCTCTCCAACTTGGCACCAGTGTCGATCGCTGAGAACTTCCCGGGCTCGTACTGCAGAGCGGTGATCTCGAAGACACCCCGCTCCGGCTGGCTGACTTTCATCACACGGTAGAGCGGCACCGCCAGGTCGTCGGCATCGAGGGTCCAGACCAGTTCCGGTAGCGGGGTCTCGCTGTAGGCTGTCGTCACGGTCACCGCGCGCCCGGTTACCGACTGCACGGTTCGCGCCTCAGCCTTTCCGCTGGGCAGGTTCAGGAGCAGCCGGTCGCCAGCCTTCGCCTGAGTATCGCGATCCAAGGTGATCACTCGGCCAGCAACCGCCGAGATCCTCCCGCCGATCTCCCGTCCAGCCAACAGCGCATCAGCCACCGGAATCACCCATCCCGGCAGCGGTATCGCTCCATCCATCCCGGTACGGAACGTTACCGTGCGATCCTGGCTGTTGGTCAGGATCGCCCATTTTCCGCGCCGCTGGGCCTCACTCTCGCGGGTGCAGCCAATGGCTGCCACCTCGACCGGGTTGTCGCCGTAACGCCGCTGCAGGCGCTTATCGGTGGCCACAGCCACGTCGGTGTCGTAGTTGTTCGCCGGATTGTCGTAGCTGACCAAGGCACGGCTGTAGCGAGTGCGCTCACTGGCCGAGCCGTAGCTGAAGCGGCCGTCGATGACATTGGCCCTGGTGTAGGCGAAATCGACGTCGGTGGCGCGCGGGATATCCGCCTGGATCTTCAGTTGGCCCTGGGCCCAGTACGCCATACCACGGTAGATAGCGGTGAGGTCGCGCAGCAGCTCCCAGGCCCCGGCGCGGCTTTGCAGGTTCAGGTTGCAGGTGTGTCGCGGCTCCTGACCGCCCTTCCCGTCCGGCACCAACTGGTCGCAGTACTGGGAAATCCGGTACATCTCCCAACGGTCTACCATCCAGGCCTTGATGCGTTTACCCACACCGAAGCGATCGTTGGTCACGATGTCGTAGGTGTGCCAGACCGGGTTGTCGGTCCAGGCCTGTTTCATCGTGCCGTCCCAGATGCCGAGGTAGGCCCGGGTCTCCGGATCGTAATTGCTCGGCACTTGGACCTTCCGCCCGCGGCAGTCGACTGTGACAGCCGGAATGTTGCTGAACTGCTCTGCGCTGAACTCGACGTACAGCAGGGCCGTGTTCGGGTAGCGCAGCTTCGCGTCGATCACCTCGGTGTAGCCGGCGATCAGCATGGTGTCGGCGATGCGGTTGTTGTTCTGGTTCGGCGTCAGGCGGCGGACGCGCACCTGCCAGCCATTGGTGGCCGCCGGCAGGTCGATCCGGCGGGAACGCTCGTAGCGGGTGGTGGTCTTGCCATCGACGGCCTCGCGCAGCACCTCCTGATAGGCGCCGCCGTCGGTGGCCAGATCTACGGCATATTCGATCCGGTACCCGCCGATGTTGCCGTTGGTGTCCTGCTGCTGGAGCGCTGGCCAGGCGAAGCGCAGGCGCACTGCGGAAAGCTGGGTATTGCTCAGCGAGCGCACCCAGGGCGTATCGCTGCGCAACTCGACGTTGACAGACGTCTCGTTCTCAACCGCAGGAATGCCAGGGATGTAGTCCTGGTCCACCGACCCCGCGCGCCACTCCCACTTAACGTTCGGGAAGTTCAGGTTACCGCTCGGGTCCATCAGCGGGGTGTTGTCGAGGTAGATATCGCGCTCGCTCGGAACGCCGGCGAACTCGCCTTCGCCCACGGCGAGCAGAATCTTGGCCATCGCGACCGAGCGCAGGCTGTCGGGTGCCTCGACCGGCTGTTTCGGCTTGCTACTGCCGCCCTTGCGGCCGGCCAGGTGCTGGTGAACTGCGCCCATGCTTTCCTCCGGGCATGAAAAAGCCCGCCGAAGCGGGCTGTGTTTAAGGTGTTGGTATTCGGCATTCAGAAAGCCAACTATTATGCTCCGCCAGCAACAGAAAAGAAGGATCTAGATTTATACAGAATGACGTCAAGCTTAATTGACGACTAAGCTCTTCATCATCAACAACCAAAGCATAGTAAAATATCAAGGCCAGCTCAGAACTAGTAAACAAGGCCCGATACATCCTCACAAAGTGAGAATCATAACTCAACTGGAATTCTAAATAAGATAAAATTATCCTCACACTAGCCATGTAAGGTTGTAACTCCTCCCCATCGTCCTCCCAAAATGATTTGAATACTCTTTTCACAGCCTCAGGATTTTTCGCATCCTCCTTGAATATAGATTGAAAGTTTTTGTCCGGGCCAAACTGAACCTTATCGCGAAATTTTTTGCCTATTCCTAAAAACACGAATACAATCACGACCAAAGGTCCTAACACCATCCTTATTCACAAGATCAATTGAAGAAACTATAGACATGTGATTATCAACAAGCTTATAGAACCCCGCAACATTTCCTTGCCGAGCGAATTGCTTTACCTGTTCATCCAAAGCGGAGGCAGACTTAGCCAACTCTTTACGAGTCTCCCGCAACTCAGCCTTTTGCAGCACAATAGTAATTAATAACCCAAAGAAAGTGAGAAAAGTCAAAATAGGATTAACAACACCGCCAAAGAAATCTCCGAACGTACCATGCCAGCCATTTGAAGGATGAGAATATGTAAAAACCAAATCCATAACCAACACTGAAAAGACTAAAAAAGCCCCCGATATAAAAAGCCAAAACAAAGGACGAACATTCAAACTGTCCGAATCCTCTGAGGATACAAAACTCTCGAACCATGAAAACAATCTATCTATACAGGCCTTAGCAAAGTTTGGCATACGATCCATCTCATGAAGAAAGATGGCGCAATGATGCTACGCTTTATCTTCCGCGTAAATCGACGCCGAAATAATCGCCCCACCCCAGCGGCGCTTCCCATAGCAGATCGGCACCGGGTTCCCGCTGGCGGTAGTGTTTCTGGCGCTGCCGAAGGCGTAGCTGGGCAGGTTCTCCGGCGCCGCACTCTGCTTCAGACCCTGGGCTTGGGGGCTGAGCATTTGGATGACGCCGCCGATCGCCATCGCCACACCGGCTGTCCCCATAGCCCCCGTCAGACCACCGGCAGCGGCGAAACCACCAGGGCCGGCCATGATGGTCGCCGCCACGACAAGGGCAACACCCACAATCGTCTGCACCAACCCGCCACGCTTCCGGCCACGCATGACCGGAGCAATGCGAATTTCCTCGGCGCCCCCGAACTGCAGCTCATCTTGGGAAATGTTCCGTTTCCCACGGAATACAGCGAACTCCATACCTCGCAGGTGGGCATTGGCGAGGAAGCGCTCGAGGCCTGGAATCTGCACGCACAAGGCCTTGATCGCTTCAGCAGTCGACCCGACGAGCATACGGTACTCCCGGCCGAACTGCCGGAGCGCGCCGTAGAGCTTGATGGTGGTCATCGGAGTGTGGTGCGCTGCGATGGTCATGTGTTTCTCCAGGTAATAAAAAACCGCCCGGAGGCGGTTCTGCACTGAAATCGATAAACAGCGGAGATATCTACTTCTTCTCTATCCAGTCCAGTTTTCCATGCATATAGTGGACTGCACTAAGCCTTCTTTTCACCGAGTCTGCCTTTTTCTTCTCCGCGTATGGTCCGACCACTATTGTCGATTCAGCACTGGAGAATATTGGCAACTGAAGCTCTTCGAGCTTCGCAAGATGCCCATCAAACTCCTCTCCGGGCTTACATGCGATATTCACTGTCCACCCATGAGTTAGAGGAGGCGGCCCCTCGGGAGCCGGGGTCGCTTCCACGTCCGCGCCGCAGAATCGACACTTGACGGCGGCACACTTAATAGTTTCTGCGCAATACGGACATGGCCGAGAGTCAAAGACAACTGCAGGCGTCGGCGTAAGCACCTTCCTTTTTCCAAGCACTACAAGCAGTACGCCAATAATGAGTGCAATGCCAGCAATGATTGTTCTCTGTTCTCTGGCAGCAATGAGGCCTATGTTGTTCACTCGATCGCCAGACATGGTGCCGACAGTAGTGTCCATGGCGAGCGCGCTGATGAGCAGCACGGCTCCAACCACCAGCGCAAGAATTCCCAGGGTGCGCATCCATTGCTCTCCGCAGAAACTATGGAAAGGCCTGGACTCTACCATCAGCCGGGCAGCATCAAAACCCAGAGTCCGCCCAGCAGAAACAGAAAGGGCGCCCAAAGGCGCCCTCTCCATGCCGTTTACGGCCCATACCCTCAGGCCGAAGCCCCCTTCTGCCAGTTCAGCTCGTTGGCACAGTACTTCCTCACGTGCGCTGCGGAACCCAGCCCATCCCACAGAAAGCCCGCCAACTCGACACCAGCATTACAACCGAGCCCGCTGAGGTGAGTGGCCAGACGACGGCTCTCAACGATCTTCCAGCACTTCTCCACACAGTCGACCAGAAACGCAATGTTCGACCACGAGCAGGTGTCGACGGCCGACGCAGCTTTATCCTTCGGCAGCCACTCGCCTTCCAAGGCGTAGGCGGCGATGAAGTTCCGCGCGCTGTCGAGCCGGTCGGCCGGAATATCCTCGGCGGTCACGACGCTGAACGCCTTATGCACCTGGCTCCAGATGTGGTTCTTGGCGCCTCGGCGAATCGCCGACGGCAGGTGCCGCACCTTGCCATCGACGACGGCAGCCAGGCAGTGGAAGCCGTCGGTGCCGATAGTTTGGCCAATCAGAGTTACCAGGCGGCCCTGCTGGTCGTCGTAGCGACCGGTCTTGCGGATGGCTGGGAGCACTTCGCCGGTTACCCACTTCTTGAAGAGCTTCGCCTCTTGCTTGCGACTACGCAGGATGGCCGCGTATAGGCCAGACTCGTTGATCGCCAGCATTTCCTGGGCTCCACCGAGGGTACTCACAATCTGAGTACCCTTTTCGTCCTCGTCGAGGTTTCGGCACATGTTGAACGAATCGCGGTATTGGAGAGCTGCCGCGATGTCGGCAGCGACGAACCAAGGATCGCCGTCGATCAGCAGCGTACGAACCTGCTGCTTGCCAAAATTGAAAGGGATTACGTTTGTGCTATTATCGCTCATGACGTTTTTCCTAGACCGATTGACGTTATCCAAAGCCTCAGCGCCTGCCAGCACTGGGGCTTTTTCATGCCCGCTGTTTTTGCTCATTCTGCGTCTCCTCTTCCATCATCTTTTTCAGGCGATAGATGACCTCGCCGTTGATGGTGCGCCCGTTCGAATCAGCCTCCCCAAGCAACCACTCACGCATGGCCGGGGCCAGCCTCAAAACCGTCTGCACCTTTGCCTCTGCCTTTCTCATCACATCCCTCCATGTGCTTGCGTGTCGTTGAATGTCATTTAATGTCACTTACCTATGAATGTCAAGCTATGTCTCATGACATCATTTCTTCTCTGGTACAATGATATTGAACCTTGCAAAACGGCACGCTATGACTGGCACACGAGAGTTTCCTGAGCGCCTCGCTTGGGCGCGCGCTGAAATGGGCCTGACCCAAAAAGAACTGGCCGATGCTGCCGGCATCAGCTTGGTGCAAATAGCTAGGTACGAGACTGGACGCTCAACGCCGCGCCTCAGCGGAGCCCTTAAGCTCGCCCGCGCACTGAAGATGGACGCCTTTGACCTGATGCCCGAACTCAAGAAAACCACCATTGAAGTGGAAATTGAGCTCAGCGACGATGAGCTAGCCCGATTCGAAGCGGAAGCGGAGGAGCTCGGCATAACCACAGAAGAGCTACTGAGGAAGCCGGCCGGAGTTGAGGAAGACGAATTCTCAGAAGAGCTGCCCGATACACAAGGCCGGAAAATCAGCCTCAACATTTCAGCAGAGCATGAAGCCAAGATCCACGAGTTCGCCAAGAAGGAAGGCGTCTCATTCGACGCTGCGGTACAGCTGATCCTTGCCCAGGGACTGAAGGATAGGCTTGATGCCGATTCCACCATACTCGCCAAACTAGAGCAGGACATTCCCGGCGCCTATGAAAAGCTGGTGGAGCTGCTCAGGAAGCAATAACCCCAAGCCCGGCCAAGCGCCGGGCTCTTTGAGCCAGCACAAACCCTTCCCGTCCAATCTTTCATCTTCTTCAGCTTTTTTTGATGGATCAACTTTATGGATGAATGGCTTACTAATCCACAGTTCTGGGTCGGAGCAGCAGTCTCTGGCACCGTAGGCTGGATGCCAAGTATTTACCGCTGGATGCGCATGCGCGCTCCTTCATGGTTTGAGAACACCAGAGGCCGAATTAGAAGAATTTATCGAGCGAAACGCTGTAAACGACTAATCCGGATTAAATCAATCAGGTTTGATAGCGCTAAAGTCAACCGGGAAATCGTGCTTAGCTATTTGTTGCTAGGCGCATTTATGGCAAGCACCGCAGCATGTATTGTGAGTTTCGTATTTGCCCCTCCTCAAGTTCACAAAAGCTATCCGCTTGCCATAATGTATGCTTCATTGACAGGTATGCCACTTCTTGTCTTCGAATTTGCATGGTTAGCAGCTTCTACTCGAGTTGGAGATATCTTAAAAGCCAGAAATAAGATCAAACGTCGTGGTCGTCGCCTTATTTGACCCCACCGGCCAAACGACGGTCGCCTTCTGAGCTAGAGGACAATCCGAATGCAGGTCACATGCTCGAAATTTGAAGCAGCCTCACGCCAGCTGGATGAAGCGATAGGCCTGCTCCTGGCCGATCATGACCCCCTGGCAGTTCGCACCCTTGCCGCGGCTGCTTTCGGCTTGTTCGCTGATCTTGTGGAGCATCAGAAACCGAACGAGTCTTGGCGTTCGGAGCTCATCGAGAGCTCGGGGCTTAATCGAAAAGAGGCGCTCGCCGTCATTCATAACGCGCAGAACTTCTTGAAGCACGCTGACCGCGACCCACATGAGCAGCTTTCTTTTGAGGAAAGCGAGAACGAAGAGCTGATTTTCATCGCAACTCTAGATTGCGGTGAGTTAGGTGGTCCTTTGACTACGACTATGCAGGCCTTTCAGGTCTGGTACATAGCGCTCAACCCAAGCAAGCTCGGTGCAGATCATGACTTTACTCAGAGGGCGAGCACAGCGTTTCAGAATCTGCCTACCCTATCCCGCGAAGAGCAGCTCGCTGCCGGGTTGGATTTTCTCCACCTCATGCTTGATAAGTACGGCAGAGGATCATTCCAGCCTCGAAAGACTCAGATGTAGTGGCAACCCGACGCCAGACGCAAAAAGCCCAGCGCGGGGCTGGGCTCTATACTGCTGGTTAGCCTTCGTACTGGAAGATCCATTGCATCTTGCAATCATTCCCGCTAATGCTGTCAGGATCCGGATCCTTCAACGAGACTTTGTTCCAGATAGGATGGCTTGCGTCTCCTAATGGCCATGAGTGACGACAAGAATTGGAACCAGCTGCCGGATTATCCCAATATACTTTGAACGACATTTTCATATTCTGGGGACCGGCATTCTTATAATCACCACATATCAGATACTCAACCCATCCTTCAGTGCCAACCGCTAAACCGTTTGACTCAGCCCCCCAGGCAACGGCTTGGCCTGGAGCGATAGACTCTGGCGGTAGAGACCCACCCATCCAATTACTATGCTCCAAGCTGTGCTTGAATAATACCAAACTATATGGACTTCTATTAACAAGCGTTATTTTTACAGACCTAAAAGCGCTAGACTTAAAGTTGACGATATTAGCAAATTTATCATCAACCTTAATATCTTCCGAAGCAAGACTGTTACTAACTGAGTTAAATGATTCCAGAGCTGACGAAGAAAATTCCTCAGATATCAACTCTTCAGGTGAAAACTCTCTGTGAGGAACTACTCCACCGCCAAAAACATTGTTAATCCAGACCATCGCACGAGCATAACGGAGCTCATCTTCTGAGTTCGACATAGCGCCTCCCTTTCCTTAGTTGGCAAGTACCGTATGAACAACAGCATAGGGAGATTAGCAGAGATTTTTAGGCGCAACCCATTATCGCTGCCTGTCCACCCATCTACCCTGGACGGAAAGCCAGTACATGGCCTGGGTCTGGGCGTAGTAGCGTTGTGCCTCCCAACGAACCGCCCCGGACCGTTGCCGGAAAGCCCATGGACTGGGGCGATCAAGACCTAGGAGGTCAAATGGTCAAGCATCTATTCATTCCTCATAACCTGAGCGAAGACTTTGACAAGGAAAAAGCTGCCGCAATTCGTCGATCGTTTGATGCAGACGATGCGGAGATGCTGCTTTCTGCGCCCACCACTAACACGGTTTCCAGCATCGAAGGCAATAAGTACTCGGGCATAGTGAAGCATCACTTTGAACGTAATGACAGCCCGGTCCATTACGAATACCGGCCAGATGCTGAACAGGGCTCGAAATTCATAATCACCAAAGACAACCGTGACTGATGGAACGAGGTTGAAATGGGAATCATAAGTCTTGTGCAAAATCTCCCCAAAGACCCCGACAATCTTGGATGGGTTCTGGGCTGGGCAGTTGTCCAAAGCTCTCCTTGGAGGTTCGTGGATATTTACGCCTCTGAAGCCACTGCCCTAGCGGAAGCTGCGTCACGTGGCGTCGGGTTCGCAGTCGAGTACGGCTCGCATCAGGTGGGCACCGATAACTTCGTCGGCGGCCTCACCCCTCCGACAGATTAATCCGAGCCTCCTTCGGCTCTACTGACCTGCCCCCCGATTTCAGTACCATGTCAAACTTAGTAGAGTCCGTTTTCCGAGCAGGAGACGGCAGTGAAAAAGCGTTTTACCGAAGAGCAGATTCTCGACTTCCTCAAGCAGGCGGAGGCCGGTGTGCCGGTGAAGGAACTGTGTCGCCGACACGGCTTCAGTGATGCCTCGTTCTACACCTGGCGGGCCAAGTTTGGCGGTATGACCGTGGCGGACGCCAAACGGTTGAAGGATCTTGAACTGGAAAACAGCCGATTGAAGAAGTTGCTCGCCGAGGCCCACCTCGACATCGAGTCGCTGAAAGTGGTCGCCCGGGGAAAAGGGTAAGCCCGACAGCACGGCGGGAGGCGGTGCAGGAGATGCAGGCGCGAACCGGCATCTCCGAGCGTCGTGCCTGTCAGTTGATCGGGCTGTCCCGCTCGGTGTTGCGCTACCAGCCGCGAGCCAGTGTGCAAAACACCGAGCTGCAAGCCCAACTGGTGGAACTGGCCCAAGAGCGCCGGCGCTTTGGCTATCGCCGCCTGCACTTCCTGCTGCGGCGTGCTGGCGTGCAGGTCAACCACAAGCGGATCTATCGCCTGTACCGCGCTGCCGGCTTGATGGTGAAACGGCGGCGCCGCCGCCATGGCGTCGCGGTGGAGCGCGAACGTCTGAGTTTGCCGAGCGCACCAAACCAGGTCTGGTCGATGGACTTCGTCTTCGATGCACTGAGCACCGGGCGGCGGATCAAATGCCTGACGGTGGTCGATGACTTCACCAAGGAGTCGGTCGGCATCCTGGTGGAGCACGGTATCAGCGGCTTTCGCGTCACACGGGCGCTGGACGAGATGGCGCGGTTTCGCGGCTACCCGAAAGCGATCCGCACCGACCAGGGGCCCGAGTTCACCGGCAAGGCACTCGATCAATGGGCCTATCAGCGCGACATCAAGCTGAAGCTGATTCAGCCTGGTAAGCCCACGCAGAATGCCTTCATCGAGTCGTTCAACGGTAAGTTCCGGGACGAATGCCTCAATGAGCACTGGTTCTGTTCGCTGGCCGAAGCGAGAATCCGCATCGAGGCCTGGCGGCGGGATTACAACGAACACCGACCGCACAGCGCGATTGGCAATCTCACCCCGGCAGAATTTGCTGCAAGTTGGCGAACTCGCCAGCAGCAGCTGAAGCAGGAAAAATTAATATCAACCCCAGGGCCTACTAACTAGGCAGCGGTACTAAAACTGGGGGCAGGTCACCAAGTCTCCGGGCTTTGTCCTTCCAGAACGAACCGCGGAATAGAAGCGATCGGCAATACACAAACTGTCAGAGCAAGCAGTAGCCAAATCCAGAAGAAGTACTTCTTAGCCTTATCTCTAAAAGGACTCAGCCTCTCTGCGGGATGTTTTTCACAGCACATAAAAGATCCTTCTTATTAGGGGGACATGAATATACATGAACTCCAATCCCCTGCGTCCATCACCACGCCATCCGCTGCACCTGCGATACGGCGGCGCTCTATCTGGAGAAACCATGGTTACCCATGCCGACATTATCCATAAGGAGCCGGCATGAACTGGCGTATCACCTACGGATCGGTCTGCAGCGGCATCAAGGCCATCGGGAACAGCAAGAGTATTCCCGTGGTGCGGTGGATTAGGCGGAGGCTGATAGCGCAGCTGAATTGATCAATCGTCCTTGTCTGCGCTTTCCTTCATCTTCGCGCACCAGCTGCAGAGCCCGCCGTTATCCATTGCCTCGTACTTCTCACTCCAAGGGATATCACAGCCTCTGGCGCATTCTCCAGGCACGAGAGACATGACCTCTCGGTCAAACACGACCCTTTGCTTAACGGAGAGTGAATCAAGCCCCTTATCGATGACCTGTCGGGTAATCCCTTCAGCTGGTCCGTCGAGATGCCGCAGAAACTGCGAAAGGAACTCACTGAAGCCGTTGTCATCCATTCGATCGTTAAACCCCATTTCTCTCTCCTTGATCCGGCCCCATGCCGGGCCATCCAACTCTAGCCCCAACGACATCACTGCGCCACCACGCATGGCGCAGTGCATCGTCACGTTCGCGAAAAGGAACCCGCCGCATGACTTCCCTCAAGAAGCCCTCCTCGCTCGACTTCAAAACCCAGTACGGCCTGGCCCTGGACGCCGCCGACGACGCGATCATCGTCGACCTGTTCGCCGGCGGCGGCGGTGCCAGCATCGGTCTGGAAATGGGCCTTGGCCGCAAGGTCGACCTGGCCATCAACCACAACCCGGCGGCGATCAGCATGCACGAGGCCAACCACCCGCACGCCGAGCATCTGCCCACCGATGTCTGGGGTATCGACCCCATCGCGAGCACGAAGGGCAAGACCGTGGGCTGGCTGCACGCCTCGCCGGACTGCCGGCACCACAGCCAGGCCGCCGGCGGCCAGCCGCGCAAGAAAGAGATCCGCGACCTGTCCTGGGTTGTTGTGAAGTGGGCCGGCAAGCTCCAGAAGCTCGGCCGCGGGCCCTGGGTGATCAGCCTTGAGAACGTGAAACAGATCCTGCAATGGGGCCCGCTGATCGCCAAGCGCGACAAAGCGACCGGCCGAGTCGTGCGTCTCGACGGCACCGTTGCCCAGCCTGGCGAACGGGTGCCGCGGCACGAGCAGTTCCTCGTGCCCGATCCGAAGCGCAAGGGCCGCACCTGGCGCCAGTTCCTGCACGCGCTGCGCGGGTTCGGCTACCAGGTCGACTACTGGGTCGAGCGCAACTGCGACTATGGCGATCCTACTACCCGCCAGCGTCTGTACCTGGTCGCCACCGACGGCGGTTTCTCGCCCGCGGAGCCGGTGAAAACCCACACAGCCGTGCCGACCAAGGGCATGAGGCCCTACCGCACCGCGGCCGAGTGCATCGATTGGAGCGACCTCGGCCAGTCCATCCGCAACCGGAAGAAGCCGCTGGCCGAGGCCACCATGCGCCGCATCGCGAAGGGCATTGAGAAAGAAGTGCTCCAGCGCGCCAAGCCCTTCATCGTGCCGATCGCAAACTGGTCGCGCGAAGCCGTGCATCCGGTGGACCAGCCGCTGAACACCATCACCGCTTGGCCGAAGGGCGGCGCTTTCTCCGTTGCCACCCCGACGCTGATCCAAGTCGGCTACGGCGAGCGTGACGGACAAGCACCGCGCGTCCTTGAACTGGACGAACCGCTCGGCACCGTGGTCGCCGGCGGGATCAAGCACGCTGTCGCCGCGGCGCACCTAGTGAAGTTCCGCTTCGATGCCACTGGCGCGCCGGCCGACGCGCCGATGAGCACGGTCACGAACAGCGGCAGCCAGCAGCAGTTGGTCACCGCTCACTTGCTGCACCTGCGCGGTAACTGCGACGCGCGCGCCGCCGACGAACCGCTGCACACAGTCAGCGCGGGTGGGCAGCACCACGGCCTGCTCACCGCTGAAATGGTCGCCAGTAGCCTGACCCCGGAGCAGCTGGAGGGCGCCACCTGGGTGGCGTCGTTCCTGATGAAGTACCACGGCACCGGCGAGAACATCCTGGCTCTCGACCAGCCGCTGAGCACGGTCACGACGAAAGACCGTCTCGCCCTGGTCACCGTCTGGATCAGCGGTAGCCCCTACGTGATCGTCGACATCCGATTGCGGATGCTGAAACCGCGTGAGTTGTACCGCGCCCAGGGCTTCCCCGACAGCTACATCATCGAGCGGGGCCACAACGGGCAACGGTTCACTCTGTCCCAGCAGGTCCACATGTGCGGCAACAGCGTAAGCCCGAACACGATGGCCGCGTACGCTCGGGCGAACGACCCATGGAAACGTCGGCTACGCCCGAGTCCGCAGCAGGTGGCGGCATGAACACTGAGCAGTTCATTCGGGAGTCCGCCGCGCGCGGGCTTTCCCGCCGCGCAACGATGCAGGCCCTTGGCCTGGGCCGCTGGAAGTTCGACCTGATCATCGGAGCCATGGGGACCATCGAGTGGGCCAAGAATGGCACGACGCTCGGCAACCGCCTGGCCTACGAAGCGTCGCGCGGCAGGTTCACGCCGGCGCAGGCCGCAGCGCTGGAGCGCGCGCACGAACGCTGTTCGCCGCGCCGCCGGTCAGCTTCGCGACAGAGTATGTGCCGAACACCGGTCCAAGATGACCGCACTCATGCGCATGCAAGATGACGCGGCGGCGCTGCAGGTGGCGCTCAACATCGTCCAGCGCGCCACCGACGCCCTGGGCATCCTGGCGGGAAAGCCGTTTCCGGCCAGACCTTCGCCCAGCGAAAGCCCACCGGATCAGGGGCACATGCCCGCCAAGGCTGGTCCCGTCACCGGTGAGCCGGTACATCCTACCTGAAATCATCCATGCCCGCGGCCCAACGGAAAGGGTCGCGGAACAGCCCGGCCGGAGAGCTGGGATAGGTAACGCCCAATGAACACCCTGTTTCTGTTGATGGCTCAATACGATGGCGCCGCCATCATTCCCCTCGAACGCGTCTGCGCCGACTACTTCAGCCACCTGCCCCCCGAGAAAATGAAGATGAAGGTAGCGTCCGGCGAAATCGACTTGCCGCTGGTACGCATGGAGAACAGCCAGAAGTCTGCGCGTGGCGTACACCTGACGGACCTGGCGAACTACCTTGACGAACGGCACAGAACGGCGAAGGAGGAGCACGAAAAGCTCATGGGGCGCAGAACCCTGCGCCGTGCATCCTAACCCTCCCGCCTACCGGGCCTCGATCGTGGGGCCCTCTATTATCTGCTCCAACCACGGCCAGTCTTCGTACTTGTCGCCGTTCCCTCTCAGATGCGTGTATCGCCGCATCGAATTCCAGTCCCGGTGGCCCGAGACGCTGGCCACGCGCGGAATATCCCATCCGATCTCGAAAAGCCGACTGATGCCGTCATGGCGCAGGTCGTGAAAGTGGAGATCATCGATCTCCAAGAAGCTGCAAGCCCTGGTAAACGAAGCGCTGACCGACTTCGCGTTATAGGGGAACACGAACTCCTCGCGCCGGGGCATCGAATGCAAAATTCGCCATGCCTGATCTGGCAGGTGGCACCAGACATCATTCCCGTATTTCTGGCCCGGATTCTTCATGTCGGTGATCAGCACTGCCTGGCGTGCTTCGTCGATGGCGTCCCAGCGGATCCGGGTGATCTCTTCCTGGCGGCGCGTTGAGAAAATCGCAAAGCCGATCATCCGAACCATGTCGATCTGCTGCTTGCGACGCTCCCGCATTTCAACGAAGTAGGCAAGGATGGTGTCAAGCTCCTCCAAAGTTGGGCGCCTGTCCCGCTCGTTGCTCCTGGAAACCCCTCCCATCTTGCGCAGAACGCGCCTGGCGTCGGCCATGGCCACCGGATCCACCTCGTAGCCCCATGCTGGGCGCGCAACCGTCAAGACGGCACCGAGGTGAGAAAGATCGTTGCCTACAGTCTGCGGCTGCACGCCGCCCTTCTCGATGCGATCCATTGCGTACTCGACCAACACCTGGGAAGTCAGGTCCCGGTCGACCACATCCCCCAGCCATGTCGCAGCTATCGCCTGGAGCGTCGCCTCCTTAGTCCTGCCCAACGGTCGCAGTTTCCCGTACTCCTCAAGATACTGCTTGATCATTTCCCGTACAGTGACGCCCTTGCGATTGGCTCGCTCGATCGCGCCTGGCGCTGCCAACTCTGCCTCTCGGCGCTTCAGCCAGTTCTGGGCCGCCGCCTTCCGGTCGAACGTCTGGCTTTCCTGATAAACTGCCTTCCCCTGTCGCATGATGCGGATCTGAGCCGTAAAAGCTGCGGACCCATCCTTGCGCTTCCTTTGAGTAATCGTCCCCAT